CGCTACTCGACAGCCACGGCCGGCGCGTACATCAGCCGCGACTTCCGCGCCGCCTTCGCGAGGCGGCCGAGAAGGCAGACCACATTCCGGTCGTACAGGTGAGTTGATGTGACTGGCGGAGAGTGAGTCCCCCGCACGCGAGTCCTGGCGCGGCTTCCCGAGCCGTTCGCAAGGTCTAACGCGGAAATGCCACGGTCGATGCCACGGTGGTGCCGACCCAGCATGCACGACCGCGGCACATAGGGCCAGCCGCCTAGACTTGCGGCCACAAAATGCTCGCGTGCGCCGTCACGGCGACTGGCGTTAGCTAAGGCTAGAGCCACTTCTGCGGGCAAGTTTGCCCGACGCACCCCGATCGGCAACGGGAGCCGCGAGCTCGATGAGCGCGATCTTAGAAATCATGCGCGCGAATGTTGCATCACGAGTCGTTGCGAGCCTTCTCTGGCGGATCAATGATTCGCTTCGGAGGTAACCAGCATGGCCGAGCCAATTAAATTTTTCCGCAAGTCTCAGGTTTTGGATATGACGACGTTGTCACGCGCGACGATGCACAGAAAGATCGCGCTCGGTAGTTTTCCAAAGCCCGAGGGCTATCTGGGACCGCGATTGCCGATTTGGCGCCAAGAGACGATTTACGCGTGGATGGAGCGTCAGATTTCGCCAGCGGAGGTGGCGGCCGTTTCCGGAGAAATGAAGCGTCGCGCCGCGCAAGGGCAAGCCTCCGTGAAATTGGAGGACGCGGCCGGTGCGCCACTCGCGCGCCGGGCAATCGACAAGGTAGGCGTCCGCCAGGTGCGCTGACGCCATTGTGAGCGTGACGCGCATGGCGGACCCCGCGCACACCACCACGGCCGGCAGCAAGGCGTTCGCCGTCGAAGTCAGTCGCGGGCGCCGGCCCGTGCTGTGGAGAACCTACGCGGACCGGGCAGAGGCGGCGCGCATGGCGGCGAAGTTGCGCGCAATCGGCATGCAGGCCGTGTGGCGCGACCTGCGCGACGAGCGCGACGGCGCCGCGGAAGTACCGACATGACGGCCGCGCCCTCTCGCCGCTGCATGGGCTGCCTCTCGCGATGTAGCGGCCGCATCTGTCACAGGTGCGCCGCTTGGCACCGATTTGGCTACGCGATCGGGCAAGTCACGGCGGCATGCCGCTCGCTGGCGCGGCCGCGGGTGTTTACCTGGCGCAAATCGGAGCGCGTACGCCGGCTCGAAGGCGAGGCGTGGGCGTGAGCGCGAAAACGTTACGCGTGCAGGCGCTCTGCGATATCGGCCTGTCCGAAGACGTCGCGCTCGCTGCGCTGCAACGTGAGGAGCGGCGGCTCCGGCTTTCGCAGGACGTCGTCGTCGGCGGAGCATTGGATCTCGCGGCGATGATGCCCGACACCGCGCACGTCGTGCATCCAATCCTCGTGTCCGGCCAGCTCACGGCAATGACGGCTCACCCCGGCGCTGGAAAATCCACGGCGTGCATCGGCATCGCGTTTGCCTACGTTCTCCGTCGTCGGCTTGGTCCGCTGGATCCGCGTGGTGACGGTCTCGCATATTTCGTATCTGCCGAGGACGCGGCCGGCACACGCCTGCGGGTGTACGCCGAGGCGATTCGGAATGAGCTCGACGCCGGCGAACGGGCGACCGTGAACGAGCGGCTGAGGTGGGTCCACGTGAATACGCATTTGCGGGCCGAGATCATCCTCGAGCACATCGCGACGGATGCCGAGGGACGCTCGATCGCGCTCGTTTTCGTCGATACCGGCCCGGCCACGTTTGCCGGCGACGAGGAGAACAGCAATACAGACCAACAGGCGCACGCATCCGCCTGGCGCCGTGGAACGGAGTTGCCGGGTAAACCGTGCGTCGTCGTGCTCGGCCACCCGCACAAAGGCGCCACGGCCGACAATCTCACGCCGCGCGGCGGGAGCGCCTTCTTGGGTAGCTTGGACGCCAACCTTACGATCTGGAAAGACGACGACGTCATCACGATCAGCCATACCAAATTGCGAAGCGAGCACTTCGAGCCGCTGACGTTCCGGCTCGATCCCGTCGCGATGCAGCTCGACAGCGGCGCACACGTCACCATCCCGGTCATCGCGGCAATCGCGGATGAGTCGGCCGGCGAAGTCGACAACCGCCAGGCGCGCCGGCGTGAGGCGATGCTGCTCGCGATGCGTGGTGCGCCGGGCCCCCTGAGCGTGCGCGAATTGGCCCAGCGCATTGGCAGCCGTCGGTCGACCGTGCAGCGCGACTTTGCCGCCATGGCGGCGGGGCGTCATCCACTCATCCGCAAGAACGCCCTGACCGATCAGCACGAGCTGACGCCCGAGGGCATCAAGGCCGCGGCGCAGCTCGTCCTGCGCGAGGCGAACGCCTATCGCGAGTCGTCGAATGGCGCCTAAAAGGAGCCCTCGAGGTGTCCCAAAAGGCCGCGGGACAGTTAAGCGTCCCGAAGGCTCGTGGGACGCGTGGGACGGCGCCGACTTTGGACAGCGACTTGTGGGGCGTCAGGTCTGTCCCATCGCACGATGGGACAGCGCGGGACAGCCAAGTGTCCCACGTCCCCAAACCCCTAGGTTTGGGACAGTGGGACAGGCCACCTCTCAGCCGGTCGAGACGGTAGCCAACGTCGAGACGCGCAGATGACGACGCCGGCAGCAGGCGCCAGGGCGGACAAGCACGCCGGCGGCAGGCCGACGGTCTACGAGGCGCGCTTTGCCCGGATGGCGCGCGTGCTCACGCGGCTCGGCGCCACGAACGAGGACGTCGCCGAATGCCTGGGTGTGGCTCTTTCGACGATCGGCCTGTGGCTGATCCGCCACCGCGGGTTTTCGGATGCCTTAAAAGAAGGGCGCCAACGTGCTGATGCCCGCGTAGAGCGTGCTCTTTTTGAGCGCGCGGTCGGCTACTCGCACGCTGACGTCGCGATCAACACCGTCGCGATCGGCGGCGGCCGAAGCCAGGTCGTGCAGACGCCATTCGTCAAACGCCTGCCGCCCGATCCTACGAGCTGCATTTTTTGGCTGAAAAACAGGGTGCCGGCACGCTGGCGCGACAAGGTTGCGCTCGAGCACGAAATCGACTACGCCGCAATCATCAAGACCGCACGTGAGCGGGCCGATTTGGTTGCGCCGGTTTACGCGCCATCACAGGAGGAATCGCATTGAAGAAATCCCAAGGCAAACTTTCGCCGGCGCTTGCTGCCCGATTGTCCAATCGCCTCGGCCGTAGCGTCGCCAATCCGCCGCTGCTGGTCGACCTAGAAGCCGCGCTGGCGAATGCGCAGAAGGAAGCTGAGCAGTGCGCCGCGGACGTGTCGCGCGGCGCCGTCGAGCTCTTGCGCCTTCAAGAGCTTGAGATCATCACCGGCGCGAACCACGGCGACGCCATCGGCTCTGCCGTAGCTGCCTCCGCCAAAGCCAAAACGCGCGGCATGACGGTCGCGGTCGAGCTGGGCGTACTGTCGAAGCTCGTCGACGAGGCACGCGAGCGCCAAACGGCCGCAGAGCGCGCCGCGGAACGGCGTCGGCACGAGAAACTGCTCGTCGAAATCGACACGATTGCGAGCGAGCTCGATGCGGACATCGACGATATCTTTGAGAGGCTGTGCAGGCTAAGCGTCACCGTCGTCGCGTTGCGAAGCCTGTCGGGAGAACTCGCTTCGTCCGACCTTTGGAAGCGCGATTTTTTGGTCGGCGTCACAGGGCGGCGCATAGACGCACTCGTGAGCGGCCGACGGGATGACACCTTATCCGGACTCGCGCCCACCGGCCTTCCATCCTTCGATTCGGTCGGCGCGGCGATCATCTCAATGGTGCGCCGCGACCTGGGCCTCGACGTCGGCGATGATGAATCGGGTGCGCACGCACAAGAGACCGAGGCCGTGGCATGAACGCCGAAAACGACACGAGTAACGCGCCGGTCACGCGCCACGCGCAGGCACTCTCTGCATCCGAAGCCGGGTTGATGTCGCGGCCTGATCGACCGACGAAATACGGGATTCTTCCCGAGGCGATCAGACACGGCGTGTTGCCCCATGCCGCCATTTCGGAAGCGACGACCGTTGCACACCGCAACGGTCTACCCGACGGCTTATTCAAAAAGTTCCAGCAAGCTGCGATCAACGGGAAGGTTGAAGCCGAGTCCTCCGGTCGCACCGACGAGATGCGTGCACGACGCACCCTCGAAAGTTTGCGCGCGCGACACGGGGCAAATGCCGAGCAGATGCTCACGAAGTTCGAGAGCGTGGCCGCGCCCTTGCGCGAGTCGCCCGCGTTTGCCCACATAGTGAAGATCTCAAAGCATGACCGACCTTTGATCGAAGCCTGCGCCGCCTATTGGGACTTCATGCAACGGAAGAAAGGCGCATGAAATGAGTGCTGCCGATACCCCTGTCGCGCCGGCCAGCACTCCCCCGCCGGCGAACACGACGGGCACGAGCGCCACGACTAGCAGCGCCGCGCCGGTGGTCAGAGTCAGCAGCGGGCCGCCGATTCCGGCTTGGGTCGATCGCGCCGAGCTTGCTGCCGCCGTAGCCGCGAAAGAAGAACGCGAGGTGGCAGAGCTCGCCGAGGCGCGCGCCGCTAATACGCCGAAGTCTTGGGAGGACTACAAGGACGTGCCAATGCCGCCGGGCGTGTCACCGATGACGGCCGAGCAATCCGCGATGTCACGCCAACTCGCCTTTGGGCAGCGGTGGACCAACGGTGTATACAGCCGGCTTTCTATGGCCGTTGCGGGAGCCTTGTACCACGCAGCGAAGGGGGTTCCCCTCGAGCAGTACCAGCACCGCAACGAGGACGATCTGGTACGTCGATTCGGTGACGACTTCGTCGGCGTGGTCGATGGTGCGCGGCGCCAACGCGACGCCATCTTTGCCGCCGACCCCCAGTGGCGCGAAATCCTCGAAAAAAAGCCGCACGTCGCAGTGGATTCGAAAGTATTGGCGGTGTTAGCCGAAGTCGACAGTCAGAACGGCGGCAAGTAGCCGCGTCACCACAGCACGTGCGATGACGGAGACACCTCTGCGCATCTTCCTCGAATGCCGCGAGCCACCGACGCCGGCCGAGCGCGAGCTCGAGGATGCCGACGAGCGCGCGATCGACGACCTGGTCGAGGCGCGTACGGATGAGCTTGTGACCCAGGCTGTGCGACGGTGCGGCGGCGCGCAGGCGATCGTTGACGCGATCGAGGACAGCGACGACGAGCCCCTGCACCTGCGCGCGTTCGCCGCTGCCGTGGGCGATGCGTTCGCCATGCACGGGCCGCCCTGCCGACTTTTTACGGCCGATGAGCGCCTCGAGCGCGTTCGCCAGGCCATCGAGGCCGCGTATCTCCCGATCGCGCGCCTGGCGGCCGAGAACCAGCGCGACGCGATCGAGCGCCACTACATCGAGGACACCCATGAATGAGGCGACGAATCGCTTTGTCGAGCTCGCGTCGATCGACGTCGGCAAGTACATCGAGCGGAAGGGCAACCTCGCCTATCTGCCCTGGGCGTGGGCCGTCGACCGGCTTTTGCGCGCCGATCCTGGTGCGTCGTGGCAGTACCAGGCGCCCGGGAGATTCGGCGACACGTTGATGGTCTACTGCACCGTAACCGCGTTCGGAACGGCGCGCACGATGCAATTGCCCGTGATGGACAATCGCAACAAGGCGGTCGCGAATCCCGACTCTTTCGCGGTCAATACCGCGATGCAGCGCGCGCTGGTGAAGGCGATCGCGCTGCATGGTCTCGGCTTGTACATCTACGCCGGCGAGGATGTACCCGACGTTGTCGCGCGCACCGAGGACCAAGAGCCATCCGCCGAGGAGGCGACGGCGCTAGAGACCCTGCGCGAGGCAGCCTTGAACGGCTCGGACCCATTGCGCAAGGCGTGGGAGGCTGCGGGCAAAGATATGCGCGTCGCATTGCAGAGGGAGCTCCAGAGCCTCAAAAGGGCCGCGGCAGAGGCCGATGCAGCGCAACCGCGCGTAGCGGCGTGATGCTCGAGGGCGATCAACTGTCGGCGTGGTTGAAGGCGCGCGCGGGAAAGTTGACCGCCTCGAGGATGCGCGATGCGATGGACGTAACCAAGGCGGCCAGGCCATCCGCCAAGTGGACGACCCTGATGCGCGAATTGCTGGCGGAGCGCGTCACCGGCGAAAGTACGCGGCACTTCGTCACCGATGCCATGCAATGGGGGCTAGACCGCGAGGTCGAGGCCAGGTGCGCCTACGAGGCCGAGACCGGACGATTGGTGGCAGATGCGGGCTTCTACGATCACCCGCGAATCGACCACTTCGGTGCGACACCGGACGGCCTCGTCGGCAGCGACGGCCTCATCGAGACGAAGTGCCCGACGCCGGCGACGTTCGTCGGGTGGGTGCTCGCGGGCGTTGTGCCGGAGGAGCACAACGCGCAGCTGATCGTGCAACTCGCGTGTACGGGCCGCGCGTGGTGCGATTTCGTGGCGTACGATCCGCGCGTGCGCGATCCCAGGCGACGCCTTTTCGTCCGGCGATTCACGCCCACGCGGGAGGAGATCGATGCGGTCGAGTGCGCGGCGATCAAATTCCTGGCGGAGCTGGCTGCGATGGAAGAGCTATTTCGCAGGGCGGCGTGAGTGCGCTCGTTAGGCAACAACGCCAGACGTGTCCGCGTTGACCCATGGGTCAGGCGAAGAATTCACTAGACGAATACTTTTGACGCGACCTCGGAAGGTGCATTGGGATTGAATGCTGTCGGTATTTCCGCAATCTTCTTGGAGCCACGCCAGAGGTGATTGTCTAAGGTAATGATGTGCAACTGCTTCGCGGGCAGGTGAAAAAAATCGATAAGATACTTCGCCGTCGCCAGAATGAGCGCATCGACAACGCTAGCCGATAGCCTATGTTTAAGAAACACTTCGTTAAATCGATCAACTGAAATGATTATGTCGCGCGACGTGGAAATGTCATGGACCTTGACGTTGCGTTTTGATGCGCGAAGAGTGCGCGGGCTAACTTTTAAAAAATTGGAAAGTCCCTCCCGCGCATTTTTGTGATCTACCGACCGCCTGAAGTACCGATCCACATAGTATTTCTTTGCCAGGACCTTAAACGCCTCGGCAATGCAAAGGTCAGGCACGTAAACAAACGCGTGGCCTGAAGCAAGTTGGGCATCAATTTCTCTCCACCAGTCCATGGACCGCTGGACGCGCTGTCGTTCGGCGGCGTCGGTGACCCTGGCTAGGGGGATAAATCGATTGGCGAGAAAATTGGCGTCTACCAAATAGAAGTTGCGCCCAGTTGGCTTACGCTGAATCTTTCGAACGCGTGGCATAGGTTAACGCCTAACGATACAAGGTAGCCGGCGCGCCGACACCGTGACTCACCGCCTTGACGATATGTGTCGACGCGTCCGCGCCGGCCAAAAGGCTTGCCGATGCATTTAACGCCCTACTCACCGAGAAAGCCCAGATATTCAACCTCACCAGTAACGCGTTGGACGGCCGCGTACTCGCCCCCCGCCTACCATGAGGCGACCCGTGGTTACGTAAGAAAGTGCCCCGCTGTCTGGATCAAAGCCATATTGCTGCACCTGTCGATCGTCGCATAGCGACAATGCGAGCGAATCGCGAAATCGCTGACATAGGAAATCAAATGCCCGTGTCTTGGCGTCTGTCGCCGCGTCCCTGACCGTCGATGGGCTGGGCGTCATTCAAGGTCACGAAGACGCTGGGCGCAACGCGCTGCAGTCGCTTCTTCACTAGGCGAGTTGTAACCCGACTCACGCAGCGCTTTCCGCATTTCCCGCTTCCACGCTTCTTGTGAGCGCCCTTCTCGCGCCAATTCTTTGCAGTACATGTCCTCCAATTGGCAAAGGGCCGCGATATCTCCATATGCTCGACGTAAATGGTTCGTATGGCGCTCAAATTCGCGCTCGCGCCGCGCCGCGATATAGGTAAATAGACCGGTAATTGCGCTTCCAAGCACCGCGCTTGCCGCGGCAACTATTCCAACGAGCAGCGTCTCAGTCATGACGCAATCTGCACATAGCCAACGATCTTACGAATGAGCTCTAATTTATTCATGCGGACCGGCCTTATCGAATCGAGATATTCCCTGACCTTTTGGATCAGCAACGTCCGGTCGGCATCTGCACCCGCGACAGACCGTGGATCCCATCCTCGCTTCATGTGCCAATTGCAGTGAATACATGCAATGGCCAAGTTTTCGAACAAGTGCGCACCACCCTTGGATGTCGGGACGATATGATCCCTCGTCAGTGACTTCAATGCCTCAATCGAGGCCAATAGGTCCATCCCACAATACTCGCACCGATGACCGGCCCTCTCGAAGAGGCGCGCCGTTTCGTCAGACCAATTGTCCTCGGCAACTAATCTTGCTACGACATCGTCGCGAATCACTGTCGCTCCCTTATCGGACCACTGAAAATGCCTAGATACCGTATCTCGCATCGTGCTCTAGTGTTTCGTCGTTGACGCGCCCTGCCTCCGCATAGCGTCGCGCTCCTTCTTACTCCGTGCCAGCTTGGCCGTGACTTCCAATATCTTCGCCTGGCGTGCCGGCCCCAAATGCTTGGTGCGTTCGTGGAAGCTCTCCATGAGTTGCCTACTCCGGTCGGTCCGCTCTTTCGGCGATGGCAGCGAAGTGCCTGGACCGTCGGGCCGGCATGCGCACTCGGCCCAAAGTCGAATGCGGTGTTTCTCAGCGGCATTTTCAACGCGCCTCATCCGTCCAGGGTCGCTGGGACGAAAGTGCGCACCGTCAAGCCAGGTTCCACCGCGATAGGAATGCGCGCCTCGGTGGGACACCACCAACATGTCGCCGGACGTGTCCACGAACACGGCGGTGGGCTCGTAATTGTGACGCCAGACGGATACCAGGTGCTCGCCAAACCGGCGCGCCAGGTCGGGCGTGATCTCGAACTCAGATTTCGGAGCTGATGCTAACTGCGATTTCCGGGCGGCCAGGGGCTCCGGCTGCGGACCAACTGCGGGTTTCGACGTTTCGGTGATTGCGCGGCGCTCGAGCAGATGCGCAACGCGGTGGTAAACATGCGGGGGAAATTTCAAGGCGACCTCCTCCAACATTTTACCGGCGGCCGAGATTGCCCGTGCAGCGCGGCGACCGGCGGCGCGCGTGGAGTTGCGGCGAACAGGTACGACACCGCGCGCGGGCTCCGTGCGCATCGACCGCGTAGATCGCACTACGGCGCGCGCATTGGCGGCCAGGCACATCGACCTAGCTGCGCGCGTGCAAGTGCGCATGGCGGCGCGATTCGTGGCGTTTCCAACGATTCAATGAGTGGCGACGTCTTGGCCCTGGTCCCAGATTCTGCCCGCGAGCTGAGCGCAGGTACCCGTGGCAGACTTAGGTCGCCCCACGGCTGCGCCTGTGCGCGTATTCGTCACCACCATTTTTCATTTGACGTAATTGCCTTGTCCACCCAATCGAGAAGGTCTGAGTAGCGGTACCACAGGTCTCCTTCTTGACCGGTCGCCTCGACGTAGGATCGCATTAGTCGATGATTTCGCTCGACGCCCGCGACAATCATCCCGAGCGCGATGAGCGAAAATCCGCGGTCATAATGGATCGCATATGGCATACCGCGCTTGGCCAGTTCCGTCAGATACCCGATCAGTCGCTCCCTTTCGCGCGTGATTGCCGATTCCACGTCGCCAATCGTATGTAGCCCTGCGGCATGAAGGGCTTTAGCTGTATGTCTAGTACTTTCCGGTCGAAACGTGAGAGTTGATCTTCCGCCCACGGCATCATTGAGGGCGAGGTGGTCATTTGCCCAACTTACAATTTGATTTTCGACGTCTGATACCAGCGGCGATCGCTCTACAAAGTCCCTTACTGAGTCGTCATTCAGATCGCGATCTTTCGAAATGCTGCCGCTGCGCAGTTCGATGCGATAGGTGTCTACGTCGGTCCGTAGCCTCACGAATTCGTCGTCTGCGAGTTCGAGTAAAGCCGACAATCGCGCAAACCTGCGTTCGTGTTCAGGCGGCCGGACGCCATCGGGCTTGTAGCCGAAACCATGCTCAATCTCGGCCCAAACATTTTGGCACATAGATCGAATTTGGACTTCGAAAAGCCGGTCACCGAACTGTGCGTGCGCCTCCTGTTTCTCATGTGGTTCATCCCAGCGTGGATCGTATGCGCAAATCAAATGGATTGA